AGCGTGACCGCTTGATTGCGGCTACCGACTGGTGGGCATCGTCTGACCTTACAATGAGCGCCGAGCGTACAGCATACCGTCAGGCACTGCGTGACATCACTGACAGCTACACCTCGCTTGACGATGTGGTGTGGCCGACAAAGCCGGAGTAAGTAAATGAGCAACGCCCGAAATCTAGCAAACCTACTTGGTACTGGAACGCAGATAACCACTGCCGATATTGCTGATGGGGCGTTTCAGGCAAACAAAAACCTCATCATCAATGGTGCAATGCAGGTGGCACAGCGTGGGACGAGTTTTAGTGGAATTACTGACCAATACACACTTGACCGTTGGACAAGTTCTTCGGCAGGTGGTGTATCATTAAATGTCTCGCAACAAACAGCAACATCTACAGACAATGGATATTTTGCATCAAAGCATTTTGCTAGATACCAACGCAATGCGGTTCTTTCTGGATTTGTTCATAAAGTGGAAGACTTGCAACAGTTTAATAACAAAACCTTTACGCTATCATTTTGGGCAAAATCAGCAGATGCAGGAACAACTGTAACACTCACTACTTATACAGTAAATGACGGTTCTACCCTTAATAGCTATGTCACACGAACATACGTCACCAACCCTACGCTATCAAGCACTTGGCAAAAATATGAAGTCCGTCTGGCCTTTCAAGATATGTATGCTTATGGGTATAGCGGCTCACATCACTTACGCTTGCAATTTTTTGATGGTAGTAACGCCGCCACCTTTGACATTACTGAAGTCCAGTTAGAACTCGGCGACACAGCGACGCCGTTTGAACACCGCAGCTACGGGCAGGAGTTGGCGGCGTGTCAGAGGTATTATTACGCAATAGATATGTCAGTAATTTCTGGCTTTCACCCTGCTGTTCTTGCGGCAGGTCTATCTTACTTGATTCAATATTTTCCATTCCCGTCGGAAATGCGGGCTGCACCGTCGTGTACTACAACCGCTATTCCGGGAGGTGGTGGTTCTTTAAGTATAAGTGTTGGAGCTACTAAAACACACGCATTGGGTCGGTACGACCAATCTATTGCTGGGTCATGGGCAAGCATACAGACTTTCACAGCATCAGCGGAGCTATAAATGTTCAAACTTTTACCAAACGACCCTTTAACAGGCGCAGAAGCCCAGTCTATCAAGCGGATTGCAGACGAAGCCTTTATCCCTTTCGACCCTGCTAATACGGATTACCAAGAGTATTTAGAGTGGCTTGCTGAAGGCAACACACCTGAACCTGCGGATGCTGACTGATGCTAGGTGAGTTGGCACTATCAGAAAGGGCTTTGGCGGACCACAGCATCTTGCTGTTGGGTTCGCAAACCGTTAGTGCTGAGTTCATCGACACATCCGCAGCTAACCTGACTGCTTCCGGCGAAGCAGAGATGAGCGCGATTGCAATCAAGGTATCCATTGGTAGCGGCGTTCTTCTGGGCTTGATGCAGGCTACTGCCGAGTTCACCCAAAGTTCTAACGCCACACGCTTTGCCACAGGCATATCGGCGCAGGTCTTTAGCACAATACAAGGCACAGATGCTATCTACATTGCTTCTGGCATATCAGATCAGGATGCGGCGTTTATTGTAGAATCCTCCGCTCAAGCCATTTTAGACCTATCTTCCGACATGTCAGCGGAGTTTACACAAACATCATCGCCAAACATGCTGTATTCTGGTATATCTAATCAGAGCGCGGAGTTCACGCAAACAACTACGCCAAACGCAATCTATTCCGGTTTGTCAGAAATAGAAGCGGTATTTATAAATACAGGCACGGGTAGCATTATTAAAGATCCCGGTCCTGTGGATATTAGCGCCGCCTTCATTCAAACTACAGATGGCAGGCTATTCTGGGAGCGTATTGACGCTGATGTGCCAAGCGAAAACTGGGTTCAAATCGTGCCGACAGGCGGGATATGGACGCCGGTTAACGCAAGTGGTACAATAAACATATGGACAAACAAGGTGGTGTAAATGCCAAGTACCTATACTTCTAACACTGGTATTGAAAAACCCGGCTCCGGCGAACAGTCGGGTACTTGGGGAACTACGACCAATACCAACTTCGACATTATTGATCAGGCGTTGCACGGGCAAGCTCAGATCGTTATTAGCGGTGATCAAGACCTCACTACTAATGACGGTTCAACAAGCGACGGCGCGAACACGGTTCTTATTCTAACAGGCTCCCCGGGCGCTACCTTTGAGTTGCGCGTAACCCCAACAGATCAGGAAAAATTCTACACCATCCGCAATGAAACAAACGCCGCCTGTCGTATTATCTACAAGGGCGTGACATACTCTACACTTAACGGTGTTGAGATTGCAGCGGGTGCGTCTCAGGCTGTTACCGGTGATGGTGGCGGTGCATCTGGTGTATTTAAAAGCCTGACACCAAACACTGATCTTGTGAATGATGTAACGCCGCAGCTTGGCGGCAACCTTGATGTCAACGGGCAGTCTATCGTTAGTGTGTCAAATGGTAATATTCCAATCACACCAAACGGTACAGGTCGTGTAATTCTAGACGGCTTGTCATATCCTTCTGCCGATGGAACGGCTAACCAGTTTATTAGAACAGATGGCGCAGGAAACCTAACTTTTGCCAGCGCTTCATCTAGTCTCGGTAACTCACTAAGCCTAACTGGAGGCAGCGGCTGGACTATTTCTGTGGATGGTAGCAACAATCTGGTGTTTTCTTACGGCGGTAGCACAGTAGCCAAAATAGCTACTAATGGTGCGTTCACCTCTGAGGGTGACATCACAGCCTTTGGTACAGTCTAATGGCTTTGCCCGCCTCTGGACAAATTAGCTTATCTCAGTTCAGAACTACTTTTGGTGGCTCTGTTCCAGATAGTGTGTCTGAATACTACAGAGGTGGCTCTAATGTGGACGACAACGCCATAAATGTGAACATCCCCCAAAGTGGTGCAGCCAGCTTCAGTGATTATTATGGTGGCACGGGAGTTCAAACTAGAAATATATCTGTAAACATGGACTATAATTACGGCTTTACAGCTTTTGGTTTGACCTCGGCGCAATACGCCTCCAATCCCATAGGGACTCCGGCTAGTTTTTCTGTTGGTGCAAACAGTCTTGCATACCAGCCTGTGTTCCGCGCTGGTACGGGGTTTATTACTAGCGCAAGTATTACCATCGGGCAAAACGAGGACACGGGGGCGCAATCCGAATATGTTATGCTTTATGGTGGAACAGCATCCTCAGGTGCCACAAATATTGTAGCTAGGTGGGATGCTGGTTATTCAGGCAGCACAGGCGGCAGTAGAAGCTACTCAATCGTTTGGGGCGCAGACGGAAAAATAACGTCTATTACCTATACAGGCGGCAGTTTTAACACTGGAATTATTAGTTTTGTTACAGACAACACTTCCGCTGCAAACGCTGCCGGATATACTTGGTTTGGTTTTAGGTTAAAAAACCCATCTTATTTTAGTGGTAAAGTAGGTGAAGTTATGACAGGCACATTCTATAGCACCAGCATAACGCAGCCAGCATAGGTGATACATGCCATTAACAAAGCTACAATTTAGACCCGGCCTTGTTCAAGACCTCACCTCATACTCTAACGAGGGTGGATGGCGTGACGGTGACAAGGTGCGCTTTCGTCTTGGCTACCCAGAGAAAATGGGTGGTTGGTCTAAATATTCTAATTCTACATTTCTTGGAACTTGCCGGGCTTTGCACAACTGGATTGCGTTGGACGGCGCTAACTACCTTGGTTTAGGCACTCATTTAAAATATTACATTGAAGAAGGTGGTGCATTTAACGACATTACCCCTATTAGAAGTACAACTGCTGCGGGTGACGTAACTTTTTCCGCGACAAACGGTTCCTCGACCATTACCGTATTACACGCAGCGCATGGCGCGGTACTTGGCGACTTTGTGACTTTTTCGGGCGCGGTTAGCCTTGGCGGGAACATAACTGCTGCCGTACTAAACGCCGAGCATTCGATAACCTCTGTTATCGGAAGCAACTCTTACGAGATAACACTATCCGTAACCGCTAATGCCTCCGACACCGGTAACGGGGGCTCTGCTGTTGTTGGTGCCTATCAAATTAATGTTGGTCTAAATTCTCAAGTTGGCGGCACAGGTTGGGGGGCCGGATCTTGGGGACATACAGGTGGGTGGGGATCCGCTGCGCCCGGTGGATTGACAACAACCACTCAGATTCGTTTGTGGACACACGATAATTTTGGCGAAGACTTGTTAATAAACCCTCGTGACTCTGGGGTTTATTACTGGGATAAAAGCTCGGGTAAATCTTCACGCGCGGTAGAGCTTTCAACACTATCTGGAACCCCCACAAGTGTACCCACCATTTGTAAACAAGTGCTTGTTTCCGATCGCGACCGGCACGTTTTGGCGTTTGGCGCTGATGGTGTTGGTGCGAACTCCGCGGCTACTCAAGGTGATGGAGTGCAGGACCCGCTTTTAATACGGTTTTCTAGTCAGGAAGACCCGCTTGACTGGTGGCCTACTGCCACAAATACGGCGGGTGATTTACGGTTGGGGTCGGGCTCTACTTTTATTAAGGCGCTTGAAACAAAAAGAGAAATTCTAGTTTGGACAGACACTTCCATTACTTCAATGCGGTATATAGGCCCACCGTTTACTTTTGGTTTGCAGCAATTAGCGTCAAATATTACTATTGCTGGGCCAAACGCGGCGGCGTCTACAGAAGACTACGTTTTTTGGATGGGATTGGACAATTTTTACGTGTATGCCGGGCAAACCGCGCAACTACCGTGCACTGTAAAAGAAAAAGTTTTCAACGACATAAACATAGAACAATCCGACAAAGTTTTTGCGGGAGTTAACGCCGAATTTAGTGAAGTTTTTTGGTTTTACCCATCTGCGGCCTCTGACATTAACGACCGGTATGTGGTATATAACTACCTAGAAAAACTCTGGTATTTTGGCACTTTGGATAGAAGCGCATGGCTGGACAGAGGCACACGCACTTACCCTATAGCTACGGACGGCGATGGATATGTCTACAACCACGAATTTGGATATGACGCGGATGGCGCGGCTATGGATTCTTACATTGAATCTGCTGTTATGGATATCGGTGACGGCCAACAGTATACATATATACGGCGGCTAATTCCGGACCTAAGTTTTTCGGGTTCAACCGCACTTTCTAGCCCTCAAGCTGTTTTTACAGTAAAAGCACGGGATTTTCCGGGAGAAGACTTTGACAATACTGCTGCGGGGACTACTATTAGAACACAAATTCTTCCGGTAGAAGAATACACCAATCAATTGTACCTAAGAGCACGGGGGCGTTCTTTTGCTTTGCGCTTAGATTCAAGCGCTTTAGGAGCAAAATGGCGGCTAGGAACTCCCCGCGTTGACGTAAGACCGGATGGGCGAAGATAATGGTTAATGTCAGAGGGACTGGGATTGCGGCCCCGAGGTTACCGGAAGCCCCGCAAGAATACAGTAGTCAATACATGGCGGATTTAGTGCGTAGTTTAGAGATTTTTATACAACAGGAAAGAAACCCCGGCGAACTACGTGCAACCTCTATAACCATAACTGATTTGCCGACAAGCTCGGCAGGTTTAGAAACTGGTACTTTGTGGAACGACAGTGGAACAATCAAGGTTGCCTGAACATAGACGGGCAGAAAAAAAACATGTATAGTAACAAAACACTTAGATCACTAGGGTTGTAGGCATGGCTAAAGAAGCGCTAGAAGAAGAATTTTCCTTTCCGGACGGTGGAATTGCCGACTTTTATATGGAAGACGACGAAATCGCGGCTCTTGAAAAAGAAGAAGCAAAAAAACAGTTTGGCTCTGAAGGAATTGCTAACTTTCAAGAGGTGGCGGCGCGTATGTCTTCTTACGGGAGGGGTGGCGACGACACCATAGCGCACCTTGCCACCGGCGAAATTGTTATCCCGTTGCCGCTAATTGACAACAACCCGGAAATGAAAGCCTCTATTTTTAAACATTTAGAGGAACTAGGGATTGAAAACCCGGAACAATATGTAGTGGGCTCCCCGGCTAACTCAATTAACCCTGAAACTGGTCTCGCGGAATTTGGGTGGCTTAAAAAAGCATTTAAAAAAGTAACTCGTGCGGTTAAAAAGGGCGTTAAAAGCGTTGTTAAGCTTGTCAAAAAAGCCGCGCCTATTATTCTACCTTTTGTTTTAGGGCCAGCCGGTCTGGGTCTTAGCTCTATATACGCGGGCGCATTAGGCGCTGGAATTGGAACTTTGGTGCAAGGGGGAAGCCTAAAAGACGCCTTTAAATCTGCTCTGGTTGGCGGCGCTACAGGCGCGGTATTTAGTGGATTCCAAGGCAGCGGCTCGTTCGGAGATAATATTGCAAATTCTTTAAAGACGCCGTTTGTGGAGGGCAGCTATTTAGCAAACACTTTTGGTTCTGGGGCGCAATCAGCGGCCACTACAGCGCCACTTTCTGTGGAAGGTAGTACGTCAGCGGCGGTTAGTGAGCCACCAGCTACCGGCGCGGCAGCTATAAGAAATCAAAGCTCTGAGTTAGTTTCTAGTGCGACAGATATTACCGCTCCGCCGCCTCAACTCTCTAGCGCTAATGCGTTTTACCCGGAAGTTCCTGCGCCGGGCGGCACCGCTCCGATTTACCCGGACGCTAGTGGCATAGTTCCCGACCCGTATCAAGTCCCGTCTGCACTGGAATCTGCAAAGAACATAGTCACGGGCGGCGGCGACGGCCGTTTTGCGGCAGCTAAAGACTTGTTTATGCCTGCGGGTCCAACTCAATCCGA